CTGGAATTTGATTGGCAGGATGGGGATAACCAGGCATTCCTTTACTTGAATGATGTGCTGGACCCGGTAACAGGTGAACGTATTGCAGGTCCTCAGAACATAGCCTATACACCACCTAAACCTTTGGACCCTCATACGGATAAGTTGATTGATCTTGTTCCGAGTTTTATTCAAACCATGACAGGGCGCGTGGATTTCGACAGTCTTTCTTCGGAGACATCCGGAAAAGCAATGAGGGAAATAGTCAAAAGGATAAACCTCAATACAGCACCTCTAATGCAGAATATAGCCCATGCCAAGAAATGGGAAGGGGTGGTGTATCAATCCATTATTAGTGAAATTATGGATGATGAGGAAGAAGTCCGGACACTTTCCAAGGATGGAACTCGCGGTATCACAAAAATGGGTGAAACGGTATTTGATGAGGAACAAGAGGCTTTCACGGTACGCAATCGACTGAGAAATAAGAAATTTTCAGCTTATGCCGACACTGGACCGGCCTATGAAAGTTCCCGAGAAGAAAGTATTGAGAATCTTAAAAGCCTGATTGAGTTACTTAAAGAAATGCCTGGAGGTGAGAAATATATTGATCCTGCAATTGAGGAATTGATTGCATTGTCTCCGGGTGAGGGTATGGACTCACTCAAGAAACTGGTTAGAGAAAGTATGTTGTTAAAAGGAACCCGCAAACCTGAAACCCCTGAAGATGAACAAATACTTGCAAAAGCGCAGGCGCAAGCAGAGCAGGAATCCCAAAAACCAAGTCTCGAAGATTCCCTTGCCAAACAGGCAGAATCCGAGGCAGAAGAACGGAGTTCCAAGGTCGCGGATAATCTGGCATCTGCTGAAAAGAAAGCGGCAGAAACGGAGGAAATTCTTAGAGGATTACCACTTACTGAAGCTGAGACAGCATCAAAAATAAGAAAAACTGAATCTGATATCAATAAGCAGCTATTTGAAAACGTCCAAGGATTACCACTTAATTAAAGGATTAAATTATGGCGACAGAAAAATTTCCAATACCAGGCACGGCGGCTGGAGTCAGCGCAATATTCACACTTGTTCAGGCGCAAATTCCTGGACTATTGGTATCTAAAAATGTAGCAGGAACAGAAACCGTCAAATTACAAGGGACCACTGATGATGGAGTAACTTTTGTTGACCTTACGGACGAAAATGGTTCGGTAGAAATGATTGGCGTGACCAGGAATTCTTTACCAATAAAAGTAGCAGGAAAATTTAGACTCAGCAAAAGTATGACAGTTTCAACGGCTGTTGTAATCGCCCTTTCATTTGGAACGGATGTCTAATGGCAAAAGAATATCTATATGATGATCAGTCTTTTAATGGTGCCTTCTCAGGTGCCTTTGAAGGGGACTATGGAGGATCGGGAGAGTTCTTCCCTGTTGATATAGACGGATTAGTTCTTTGGCTGGATGCTGCTGATCCCAGGATTCAACCTGACGGACAGAATCGCGTTGCTTTATGGCCTGATAAGAGCGAACAAACCGTACCAAATAATGCCACTCAATCCACTGATTCTAAAAAGCCTCTTTTGATTACGGGAAGTGAAGGCATAAATGGACAGCCTACCCTTGATTTCTTTGCTGGGACATTTACCACACTTGAAATCAATGATGCCAACTCATTGGACTTATCCAGTAGTTTTACAGCTTATGCTGTTGTTGCTATTGATAATTTAACAGGAATACGCACCATCCTTTCCAAAGATGCAAATGCTGCTTACAAATGGCAGATAGATGATGGTGAAAAAAGTACCTCGGTTGTTAAAGATGCAGGAACGGCCCAAACCGATAAAAGCCCAACTTCTGTCAGTGCCAATGACACAACTGGTGTACCTATCATCCTGGAATTGCATTACGAGGTAGGCGGAACAATCAACTTTACTCAGAATGGAATAAATTTAGGACAACCGCAGGTTAATACTATAACGGCTATCAACACAAATGCCGCGAAGATGTTTATTGGTTCAAGTGCTGATACTGGTGAATATTTTCAAGGGTCAATCTCTCAAGTAATTTTATATGATCGGTTTTTGACTACGGCTGAAAGAAATGTTGTTGGCAGTTATTTAGGGGTTCGTTATGGATTGCCCTGGACAAACATTACAGCTGAGCCTTTGGATATCGCTGATCTTGAGATATGGCTGGATGCAGCCAACAAGGTACCGGCTGGGAATGTTTCTGCATGGTCTGATCGTACTGCCAATGCCAATAATGCTTCAGCAGTAGCAGGCAAAGAACCCGTCTTTAATGCTACGGGAATGGGTGGTCATCCTTCTGTGGATTTCACTACTGCTAATTCCGATTTTATGACAGTGAATGATTCTAATTCTCTTGATTTAATACGGGATTTTACATTTTATGCCGTGATGAATCGGACAGCGAACACAGGGGACGAATGGTTGTTTAGTAAAGGACCCAATGCTGGTTATGAAATTCTATTTACTGATGGTGCGACAACTGTTGTCAAAGTCATAGTCACGGATACTTTTGGATCTCAAACGCTTACCTCTGGAGCTTTTACCGATGCCACCGATTTAATTCTTGAAGTGCATTATGAAGTAGCTGGTACCGTAAATATTACTGTAAACGGTGTGCGACTAGGGAATCCTCTGTTTAGTACGCGCACAGAAATTCTTGCAAATGCTGCCAAGATGGTTATTTTTGCCAAGAATGAAACTCCGACAAATGAGCTTGGGGGGAAACTTTCTCAATTCCTTTTATATAGCCGACTATTGACAGCCAATGAAAGAAATGAAGTTGGAAATTATCTAGCTGACCGTGTAGGACAGTCGTGGACTAATGTTTCGACAGTAATAAAGCCGATTGAATTGGCTGGTATTGTCTTATGGCTGGATGGAAGTGTAGGTGTTAGTGCCACGGGTGGTCGCGTGGATGAATGGTTGGACCAAAGTGGTGTTGGAAGTAAAAAAGCAGTTCAAACCGGCGATGATCGTCCATTGGTTAGTGTTATAAATGGGCAACCTGCTGTCAATTTCCCGGGGGCTACCCAGTTTATGGATATGGCGGATGATAACTCACTGGACCTCCCTGGATCATTTAGTTTATTTGCAGTGATTAGTATTAACTCCTTCCCTCTGAATCCAGCCGACTCCATTCCTTTTTTGAATAAAGGGACTAATTATAATTGGGCCATTTCTGAACAAACTGTGCCTGCGCTTGGCCCTCTTCCTATCATTTCCGCAGAACCCAGCAGTGGGAACGCCCAAACTATCCGCTCAGATGTTGGATTCCCCACTGAAAAGCCTGTGATTATAGAAGTGAATTACGAAGTAGGTGGAGCAAACTTTGTCAAGTTCACTGTCGATGGAAGAAATGCGGGGATAAAATCCAATAATTTGGCCGATCTTAAAACCAATATTGATGTACTACGCATTGGGGCTGCTAATCCTAATACTTCCTTTGCCTTGAATGCAATTGTAGGCGAGATTGTTCTTTTTAACCGGCTGTTGAATAGAACTGAAAGGAATGAAGTTGGTGATTATCTGGGTGAGAAATATTCAATAAAATGGAATAACATTCCTCAATTTGCTCCCAACCGTTTGCCGGGTCTTGTCTTATGGTTGGATGCCAGTACCATCCCATTAGGAACTACGGACGTTACGTCTTGGCTGGATGAAAGTGGGAATGGAAATAATGCAAGTCAATCCGGGTCCAAACCGACATTACAGGCTACGGGGTTGAATGGTTTCCCTTCTGTTAGATTTGTTGCTTCAAGTATGCAGGATATGGATATTGCTGACTCAGCAACACTTAGGTTAACTGGTCCTTTTACCGTGTATGCGGTTACGAAGGCTGATTTTTCAGGTGGCGCAATTCCTTTCTTTGGAAAAACAAATAGCAACAACTATGAATGTGGTTTTACAGGCACAGGACAATTAGCAGTGGACCTTGAAGATGCTAATGCCAATGAATTTCTTGGCCTGAGTTTAATAACCAGCGCGAATGATACTGACGCGATTCATGAAATTCGTTTTGATGTGTCTGGAGGAGCAGATGGAGGCATTACAAATTTTACTCGTAATGGGGTTAGTTTAGGAAACGTCCTAAATACTACTGTTGCTTCTGTGAATACGGGGGCGCAGACATTTTTCTTAGGGTCTGAGGAAACGTCTGCCACAAAAACCTTTTATGACGGAGAAATTGCGCAGCTTATTATTTATAGCAGACTTCTTACCAGGGTTGAACGAAATGAAATAGGTGAATATCTGTCAGAAAGATATGCTCTGCCATGGACTCCCATTCCTGAATTTTTGCCAGAGGATTTAGCGGGTTTGGCTTTATGGATGGATGCCTCAAGAGATGTGATCGTAGAACCTTCAACCGTGATTGTTACCAGTTGGGGGGATCGGTCACCATCTGGTTTGTTAGCAACAACAGTATCAGGGTCTCAGCCGTTATTAAGTGCGGGAGGAATAAATGGGCGTCCTTCTATTAGTTTTGATGGGAGTGCGAAATTTCTGGAGATTGGAGGTAATCCTACTGCATTGGCGTTTACTTCTTCTTTCACGGCTTATGTGGTGTGTAAAGTGTTTGATACTTCACCCACAGCAGGAACCTTATTCGCTAAAAACTCAGACACGGATTATCGGTTTCTTGTAACCACCGGCAGTTTTACAAGTATGCGTGCTTCAGGTTCAAACACCACTAGCACACCCGGCACTATCACCAATGGCCAGTCTGTTATTCTGGAGGTTCGTATCAGTACCTTAGCTTCTGGAAAGGTTGATTATACTCGAAATGGAGTGGTGATGGCTTCTCCAAATAGCGGTATTACTTCTATAAATACAAGTAATAGTTCGTTTTTTATTGGAATCGGAGATAGCGGCGGTTTAAAGGTTGATAATTATGATGGAGAGATAGGAGAAATTGTTATTTATAATTTCTTGCTTTCCACTACAGAACGAAACCAGGTAGGTAATTATTTGGCAAATAGATACGGATTAAGCTGGACAAATATAACTTAATAGCTTGCAGGAGCTTAAAACCTGAAGGCAATATTGCCACTACTCTAACAGCGGAGAATAAACATGGCTGAAGATGCAGCGACCATCACCGAAACAAACGAAACTGAGAGCCAGGAAGAACAAAAGCCCGATCTTGGAATAACTCTGAGTCCTGAAGAAACCGATGAAAAAGGGTCTGATGAAGATGCCGACAAGTCGGTCACTGAGGATAAGGAAGAAACCGAGGGAGAGGATAAAGGCCAGGAATCTCAAGAAGATTCAGAAGTGGATATTGTTCTGGAGGATGAGGAGGGTTCGCAACCTAGGAAAAAGCTTGAACCATGGGTAAGAAGTCAGATTAAGAAAGGGAAAGCTCGTTACCACAAGGCTGAAGCTGAAAATTCAGAAGCTACGGCCCGAATTGTTCAATTGGAACAGGAAAACAAAGCCATGCAGGAAGCATTGCAAAAGGAAACTAAAATTCCTGAAATGCCAAATGCACAGGACTTTGAAACCTATCCAGATGGTGCGAATGATCCTAAATTTCAAACTGATTTAACGACTCATATTGTTGCAAAGACTCAGCAGCAGAATATGTCAAACCAACACGTTCAAGCTCAACAGATTGTCCAGCAAAGACAGCAGGAAAGAAATGAGGCAACCCTGAAATCAGCCAAAGAAACCCATTATCACAAGGCAGCAGAATTATCTGTTCCTGATTATGGTGATATGGAAGATAAAGCGGCTGAAGTTTTAGGGGAAGATGCTACAAACCTCATTATCATGAACGCTGAACGCCCCCATGAAATGCTTTACTTTCTCGGGAAGAATAAAGGGAAGGCTGAAGAAATACGGGATGAGCTTACGGCTGATCCTTTCAGGGGTGTTATGACTCTGGGCAGGCTGGAAAGTAAAATCAAAGTGAAATCTAAAAAGAAAATTCCCGCTGATCCCGACAAAAAATTGGAGGGTGGGACTCTTGGAGGCAAGAAAACTGAAAGGGGTCCGAAAGGCGCAACTTTTACATAAGGACTTTAGTTCATGGCTAACTCTTTTGACAGTAATATAACCAGACCCTTAGCGCGGGTCTTTCTTGAAAAGTTTGAGAGCATGCGCGTTCTTAGCAAAAACGTGGATACTCAGTTGCTTGCTGGAAGGTTCAACCCTACTACAGGCGATAAAGTAGATTTTAAACGTCCTACCGATTTCAGGTCTGTCCGTACTGCAACGGGTGACGTTTCGGGTGCTGGTAATATAAGCGACATCACCACCGGCAAGGCTACGGGTAATGTCCAAAACTATTTTACCTGCTTGGTGAATTACAATGAAGCTGATGAAGCTATCAAGATGGATCAGCTTGATCAACTTTTGGCACCGATGGCTCGGCGTATCGTTACGGACCTGGAAGTAGATTTTGCAAAATTCATGATGCGCAATTCCGCGCTCCGTGCAGGAACAGTATCTACGGGTGTTACTATTTGGTCCGAAGTAGCAAGAGCAGGCGCATTGATGGAATCCACAGGGGTTCCTACCGATGAGATGTGGATTTATGCGCTCAATCCTTTCACTCAAGTAGCACTGGCCGATCAAGTCTTTAAGATTGGGGCTGGTGGAACAATGGGTGGTCCGATCAAGACTGCACTTGAAAAAGCAATTTTGACGGAGAATTTTGCGGGATTCCGTGTCATGTCAGCCACTACATTGGGAAGTTATACAACCCCTGCTGGTGCTGATCGTGCGGGAACCTTAACTGCGGCTCCTGATCCTGCATATGATGGAACCACAGCGCAAAAAGACAAGATGACACAGACCTTGGCTGTCACGGCTTTCCAAGCTAATTTGGCAGTTAAAGCAGGTGAAACACTCACCATTGATGGAAATTCAGATCCACAACGCTTGAACCTTTCTACCCGGGAATCTGCCATTAAGGCTGATGGCGGCACAATTCCATGGACCGCAACGGTTACCAAGGATGTTACTCTTGGTGGTAGTGGTGAAGGTAATTTGGAAGTGACTGGCCCGGTTATTAAGGAAACAAATGGTCAGTACGATACCGCTACCGAAGTGCTTCAAAGTGGTGCTGAAATAAAATTGACCACAGCTGCGAGCACAACGGTTCAACCAAATTTGTTCTGGCATAAACAAGCCTTTGGTCTGGGTTCTGTACCTATCAAAAAACTGCATTCTCTCGACACACTAGCAACGACTGAGGATGGCTTACAGATTCGCGTAACTCAATATTCTGATGGTGATAAAAACATTCAGAAGGTTCGTTTTGATTTGCGTCCTGCTTATGCTGTCTTTAATCCGTTCTTGGCGGGTCAGGGATTTGGTGGTGTTTAATCTTTAACCTGGATGGGGTGGGGACGCTCACCCCTCCATTTTTTAATATAAGGAGTAAATCATGGCGGCTGTTCTCAAACCTTTCTTTAATCAAGATGTGACGGGAGACAGGCTGATTACGAAGAGTGATTCGGGGAAAGTCTTTTTTGTAAGTTCTCAAGTTAAAGCAGTCGGTTCAATGACATTTACAGCGCAACCCAGTGATGGAAACACTGTAACTCTTGATGGGAAAGTTTACACATTTCAAACTACCCTTACTAATGTAGATGGGAATGTTCTTAGAGGGGGAGATGCAGGTGCGTCTATCGCTAATCTGTTTAATGCTGTAATCCGTGGCCCGGGAGCAGGTACGGCTTATGCTGCTGATACCATCCTTCATCCCAATGTTGATGCTTTGGCTCAAGAACCTCTTCCTCTCGTACTAAAATTAACAGCAAAACGTGCAGGAACGGCTGGGAATGCAATTACCCTGGCCACCAATGTGGGAGGAACCACTATATCAGCCATGGCAGGGGGAGCCCCGACTCCGAATATTGCGGATCGAGATTTCACTATTAATCTTCCGCAGGACGAGGTTGATGGTGGAAATTATGAGTTTATATTCCAAGATAATGGTCGGTCTCAAGACGTTTCCGACCAGGATTATTTCACCTCTTGGACTTTTGCCAGTCCTTTCAGTATCCCTTTTATTGTCACAAGTGATACTCGTAGTAGCAATCCTTATAATTCACGGAGTGTTCTGCAGGCAAAGGGGGTATCTGGGGAAGTGTTGTTGGGGATAAAATTAGGAGGCCTTCTCAATAATGGGCCTGGAGGGACTGTCGTAAACTACTCACCTGGAGTAAGTATTGAGTTCGTTTCCTGGGGTAGTGTCTGGTATTCAACGCCTCCATTTGGATCAGGCTTCTATGGACTAGGTGATATCTAATAACCATCGTAAAAGTTAAAAAAATAAAGGAATAGATCATGGCGGTTTTAAAGCCTTTTTTTCTCGAAGATATAATTGCAAGTAAAACAATTTTAAAGGCAGATTCAGGAAAAATCTTTTTTCTCAGTAGTGCGGAAATGGCGGCTGAAAACGTACTAACTATAAGTTCAGGAGTTGTTGGCGGAAATGAAACAGTAAGTATAGGGGCAACCACTTATAAATATGTGGCAAGCCCTTCTGCAGCTAATGACATAGATATTGGGACAACCAACACAATTTCGCTTGCCAATCTTATAGCTGCCATTAATTTGGACGCGGGTGAAGGTACAAAATACGGAACCGGAACGGTAATAAACCCTGATGTCATTGCTGAAGTTTTTGGAAGCGACAAAATGGCAGTTCATGCAAAAAGAGCAGGAACCCAGGGGAATAATATTTCAGTCGCAGAAACCCTGACTCTTGGCTCTTGGGCCGATCCCACATTTCTGGCGAATGGTCTTGATACTCCAAAGACTGCGGATCGTGAATTTATAATAACTCTGCCGCAGGATGATGTTGATGGCGGAAATTATGAGTTTGCCTTTCGGGATAATGGTCGGTCTCAAGACGTTTCCAACCAGGATTATTTCACATCATGGACGATATCAAGTGGATTAGCCAAACCTTTCATTGTGACTTCTAATAGTCTTGCAAATAATCCTTATAATTCCAGGGTTGTTTTAAATACTAAGGGTGCAACTACTGAAGGGGTAAAACTTGGTGGTCGAATAAACGATGGGCCAGAAGGAACGGTCTTAAATTACGAGTCTGGAGTAAGTATTGAGTTCGTTTTATGGGGTGGTACTTGGTACTCAACTCCTCCATTTGGTTCAGGATTTTATGGGATTGGTGATTTCCCCGCATAAAGGATAAATTATGTCATCTGCAAATCAATTAATTCAAGACGCTTATACCGAGTTGCTTGTTCACTCTCAATTAAAATCACTTTCTGATTTTGCGGTAGATTTTGCGCGGCGTAAATTCCAGGTCATGATGCAGGAATGGATTGACGATGATATGGATTTTGGGTTCTCTGCGACCGAGTTTGTCAGTGATGAAACCAGTATCCCCTTGGGTTTGGAAACAGCCATTACAACCAACCTAGCTATTAGGCTTGCCCCTTCAGTGGGTAAGGTGGCGAGTCCAACACTGATCGCCAATGCTAAAGTATCTTTTGGCCGTATTCGCAATCAATACCAAGTTAAGAAAAGTGCTAATAAAATAATTTCTGGGACTACTCCTATTGGAGCAGGTAACACCCGAGGTATTAAACCGCAGGTTTTTGCTGGTGAGGATTTTGTTTTATCGGATAGAGAAGGCTTGAATAAACTGCCCGGTTGTAATGGCTGTTTCCAAACCCAAGGGGATACTGGTTTCATCACT